GTCAGTCCATCAGATATTAGTTCTGCATCTAAATCAGGTATTTCAAATCTAATTTGATTAGGACCTACTTCATCTAAATATTCTCCTGTTTTACCCATATAAACACCTGTTTCTGCAAATCTTTTTTGTTCTAAAAATACTTTAACATCGTCTATATTATTTAATATTAATTCTTGTACAGGTAGTTTATTTTCTGAAGCAGTGAATGCTTTAGCAAGGCTAGTTAGCTGTTGGTCAAAATTATCAACATCAGGGTCTCCAAATTCCAAAAATGCATTTACATCTTTTCCCATTTGTTTTTGATTTAGAAAAGCCAACTCTACAGGAGTAAGCATATTTTTTATGCTATCAATATTTTTAGATGGATTTTTTTGGAAAGAGTCTAAAATTTTGTTATGCTTACTTTCTAAATCTTTGTACTCAACTAATTTAGCCATAGACATTGGCATACCTACATCTAAACCTTTTTGCACTGTTGGAGACATAGGAATTTTGTCTTTATATTTAGGGTCTTTAGCTAATTCATCTATAGCTTTAGCACCACCTATCATTTCATCGACTTGTCCACCTTTAGGCTGTTCAGGTATGGGCATAGCAATACCTTCAGGTGTAACAGCTTTTGGTTGAAATGCTTGTTTAGTTTGTTCTGCTACATCTTTTACAGCTTTTGTTGCAGTTTTAACACCTGAAATACCTGCCTTTGCTAATCCACCAAGTGATACAAGTTCGCCCACCATTTGATTAACATCTGATGAATCTGACTTTATACCTGTTAATTCTGTAAATCCTTTATCAAAAGCATCTCTACCGTATTTTTCTTGTATTTCATTTAATTTAGGTTGTATAGCTTTAGCTAAAACATTACCTGTATAATCTGCAGATAAGTCATTTGCTAAATTAGCTAAGTCTAATATATCAGAAGGAAGACCTAATGTGCCTGTAACAGGTCCTATAGCTAAACTTTTAAGACCTTCTTTTATTTCTTCTTTACTTCGAAACTTAGGAAGCTGTAGTTTTTCATATAAACTTTTTTCTGTCTGTTCGTTTAAACTAGCCATTCACTTCATCTCTTAATAACTTTAGCTTACGCAATACAGCAATCGCACCTTGCGACCTATGCATTAATACAGCATTCTCTGTTTGCTCCATAGCCCTATGTTGTTGAGTAATTAACTCTTCTAGGTAACTATTGAATGCTTGGAGTTGTTTGTGGTTGTTGACCAACGGCTTGAGTTGGCTGAGTATTTGTTTGTCCACCTTGTTGAGGTACTCCTGTAAATCCTTGCTCACCCGGAACTGGTGCTTGTCCTGTTCCTATTGTTCCACCACCTGCACCTGTTGGGTCTGCAGGGTTAGCACCTGCTACAGGGGGTTGTTGCTCATCTTGGGGTTGTTGAAAACCTTTCATTATCTCTGCTTGTACTGCAGCTTCATCCATATTATTTGTAACCTTATCAGGGTCTAAATCAAGTGCCTTTGCAATCTCACGAATAATATACTGAAACTTTGCAAATGGTGCAAGGGCAGGACTTGCCGCAACTTGCATAAACTGCATAAGCCTTTGTGACCTAACTTCGTTAGCCATGAGACTTTCAGTTCCTCTAGCTTTAACTTCTAAGTCACCTTTTATTTTAGGGTCATAGTCAAACTGCATGTTAAAACGAAACATACCTTTACCGAGAGGTGCTAATAAATAGTCATCTACGTTTTTAATTACAGTTTTTATACTACCACTTGCTGCATTCATTAACATAGATATACCTGACGCTGTTCTACCAACACCTGTAACACCTGTTTGACCATGTGCAAATGATGGTAGTCCTGTTGCTTCGTCTGTTAATTGTCTAGCTTTGTCAAATAACTGCATGTTCTCATTTGATACATTTGGAAACTTTGTACCAAAGATAGCTTGTCCCGGGGCGCCGCCTTGTCGTCTAAATATTTTTCCCGGATACACTGATAAATCTTGTCCCGGAACTAGGTTTGTTTCGTCTACCTCTATAAGTAAGTTACCTGACAATACAGCGTTATCGACTGCCATTCTCATAAAACCATTCATTAAAGTCTGTGTATCATCCATGTTTTCAGCAAGACCTACACCAAAGAATGAGTATGGATTAAGTTCGTATGGTGATGCCATATAAGGTATCTTAGCAGGTTTAAATGGATTTATTACAACTCGTAGTAGTTTACCATTACATGTCCATACATTACATTGTATTTCGTCAAAGTCCTGCATCTCACTTGGTATTTCAATGCCTTCTTCGTTTAGCATCTCTACATCACATACACCCCAATATTCTAATACTTCATATCTTTCAACTTTATATTCAGGTGCATAGTCAGCTAAATCATCTTCCCAATCTTTTCTAACATAGTTCTCACCATCTTGTATTGCTTCTTCAATAACATTGTCTCTAAAGTATGGTCTCTTTTTTAGACTACGAAGTTCAGAACGTGACATTTTATGTCGTTCTACAACGAAAGTAGCTTCTTCCATGTTCTTTGCATCAGGGTCAGGATAAAAGTTCCAAATAGATACATTGTTTATTTGTGGAACTGTTTTAAAGACAGGATTATAATTACCATCATCATCCCAATTTGGATATTCTTTATCTATAGCAAAAGGTCCTTTCATAACACCTGTACCAAAAAGTGCCATTTCAAAAGCTGTGCTACGTAAATGTTTAGAAGCATTTGATTCTTCTAGTTGGTCAGTAATCTTTTTCTCCATAGACTTAGCTGCAACCATAGCAGGGCTAAATGTTATAGCTGTAGGAGTTTTACCAACACCTTCTTTTAAACCTTCAATATCTTGTAGTTTATCTTTTAAAGGTCCTAACTTTTCCTGTAAACTTTTGGCTGTCGCACCTGCAGGTAAATCTTGACCATCTCCTGCAAAGCCATATGGTGACTCCATATTATCTCTGTTACGAAGTTGTTCAGGTTCTTTTGGGTCAAAGTTTACATCACTAACAACACCTTCAGGCAATTCTGTAGGTTCTATACTGATAGGAAACTTATTACCACCAAATAACACATCTACAATCTGTCCATATGCTGCGAGAGTTTTTGTCTTTGTAATCTTTATAAAAACTCTTGACCTTTCTTGTTCTGTAAACTGTACATCTGGACCATATAAACCACGATAGTTTCTATATGCTCTTGTCCATCTATCCTCGTCTTGGTCTCTATAGTCTTCTGCTCTTTTATATTGTGACTTTACATAGTCAACAAGATTACTAATCCCTGTATCTTGAAGTTCAGAATCAGTTGCATCTTCAAGAGATATTGCATCTTCTTCCATCATTAGTTCATCTTCTGCCATAATTTATTCCTTAATATCCAAATGTTGAGTCTGCCATAGGCATTGTGTTTGATGGTCTGCCCATTGGGTCATAGTCAAATATACTAAATCTAGGTCTTGTCATTATACCATATCTTAATGCATCATACAAATGGTCTTCTGCTTTAGTATCTACGTCTTCAGGATTTTTCTTATCCAACGGTATAGAGGGTAATTGTGCCACTATATTTGTACAGGTGTTAAAAAATATAAGTCTTGGTTCTTCTGTAAACTCATCTACCTGTAATCTTCTATGTACTTCGTTTTTACCTGCAACACGAGAACCTTTACTTCTATCTGAAGGTCTCCATCTACAACCTCTTGTAATCATTTGTTCTGCAAGTGAAGGACCTGTATCACCTCTTTTATGCCACAAACTAGAGTCTAGTACACCATACTTTATATTGCCATCTTCAGACTCTAAATCTAGTACCATGTCTGCTAGGTCTGTTGCAAGAACTTTCGATACATAGAGTTCACGATATACAATAAGCTGTTCTTCAGGTGAGACAGCAAACCAAAGAACACCTGAATAACTACCATAACCATAGTCACAAGCCCTAAACTTAACCCAATTACTAGGGATAGAAAATGGTTCAACAACATGTATATCCCTGTTAAACTCAGTAAACGCTGCACCTTCTTTAATATCCCAATCACCTTCCAAGAGTTGTCTTCTTTGCTGTTCAGGAAGGGAAAGTAGCATTGCTTCATAGTCTCCACTTTCTGCGAGGTATGGATTATCAGATAATCTTGCAGGAATAAATCTCCTCTTGAATAAAGACTTCCCAGCTTTAGGATGTCCTGATGGGTATTTAAGGGTTTCTCCTGTTTCAATATCTGTTGCATCAAATGCCTTTCCGTAAGGAGCAGGGTCAATAAACATTTTTTTAACCCACATATGTCCTATTCCACCGGGGTTTGTTGTTGCTCTCATAAATATGGGTAAGTCAGATGCTGTAGAACGTAAACGTGAACGCATATAATTCCAAGCAAACGGACTTGACCACTGTGTTAATTCGTCAAATCCTATCCAACTAAATGCTAAACCTTGATAACGCATAACGTCTTCATCTCTATCAAGGTATGACATCCATAGTCTTGCACCTGATGGTGCTACCCATTGCATCTTTCTCTCATACCACTTTATACCTTTCCATATTTTAGGATATAACTCTTGAGATTTAAATATAAGTTCTCTAAGTTCTTCTGTAGTATGTCGCAATAGTAATCCACTAAACTGTGAATGACCCATATATCTTAGAGGGTCTGCTAACATGGCAAACGACTTGCCACCACCAGCACTTCCTCCGTATAAAACTTCTCTTTCACCTGCTGCTAGAAACTCTGTTTGAGGTCCTTCGTTTGGTTTAAATGCTACATTGTGTTCTTGTTCAGGTAAACTTTCTACAACGTCTAAACTTGGACTTATCTCTTTTTTAAGTTCTTGCACCTGTTCTTTGGGTTTCGATGGCTTTCGTTTTCTCGATTGCCTTCGTTGCGTATTCAGCCCAGATTTTGAGAGTTTTAGCTTTGTTCTTACGCTGTTGCTCATTTGCTAATCTCTTTCGTAAACCTACGTGTGATATTTGTCTTCCTGTTTTTGTTGTTAGCCAATTAGCAACCTCTCTGTATGAATATTGTTTTATATGTTTTCTTGCTAACTCTAATGCTTCAAGTTCTAATTCTATTGGGTCTAATATCTCAGGGTCTTCTTCATTCTGTTTATACCCAAATGGTATAGTTCTAGCTATTCTAGGTATCTGTAGCCACTCTGAATCTTCTCTCATGTCAGTTGGCTGTGGTAGTTTCCACTTGCCTAAACTTCTACTCATCTGAATTTTGATTCTTTGGTGGCAGTAACATAACACCACCTGTGCTTTCAACCTGCATCTTTTCAGTTTTTACAAGACCTGCTCTATCTAATAACTCTTTAGCTGCAGTCATTTTATCTCTTATACCTAACTCTGTAGGGTCATACAAACCACCAACCATAGCCATCGCAGCAAGAGGTGCATTACTTGCCATATAAGTTTGTGTGGCTTCTAATATCTCTTCTTTCATTGACTTTATTATCTCATGGTTATTTGTATTAGGTGAGTATCCTGCAATAATTTTAGCATCTTTAATACTACCATTTGCTTCTGCAAACAACGCATCAAGAAATTTTTGTTGTCTTTCTGTTAGTTTTCTAGCCATATTTTATAAACTTTCTCTTTCTAGGTTTAAAAAACTCTTTTAAGTTTTCTATATGCCTTTTTCTAAACTCTTGTTTTTTTAACTCAAGCCGACTGCTTTCATCCGAGATATAAGTCTGTCTGCTCTGTTTGTCACTTGTTTGTACCATCTTGAGTCCTGCATCTGATTTCCTGCTTCAATCCAATCACCATCTCTAATGGCTTGTATCATCTTTTTAAATTTAGATAGTCTAGGTCTACCCATATTAAACATCATATTAGCTATAATTAATTGTACTTCTTCAGGTAGCTTATCCCAATCATCAAATAATCTTCTACACTCACCTATTGTAACATTTATGTCTTGTTCAAAAACTTCGTTAACTCGTATTTCGTCAACAGGTGTTCCCATCCCCATTTGGTACTCAGGGT